TCGGCGCTGCAAAAGGCGGGTTACGCGGTCGAGGTAGTCCCCAATCAAGGCAAGGGCGCGGCCAAGCAGCGAATTGAAGCTGTGCGCCGACTGTTTGGGAATATGTGGTTCAACGAGCCAACAACCCAGCCGGGCCTGGATGCATTGGGCTGGTATCACGAGAAGACGGACGCCGACAGGAATATTGGGCTAGGCCCTGAGCACGATTGGGCCAGCCACGGAGCGGACAGCTTCGGACTCATGGCCATCGTTGCCGAATCCATCGCAGGCAGTATGAATCAAATCAAACCAATCGAATACAAGCGGCGTTACATAGCATGAAAATGGACGAAGACGAACTGCTGGAGCTGCTCAGACGCAAGGAGGAGACGGCGGGCTCGTATGTCTGGGGCCAGCTCGCCAATGAACGCGAGACGGCCATGCGGGAATATCACCGTATGCCCTACGGCAACGAGGAAGAGGGCTGGAGCCAGATCGTCAGCAGCGACATCCAAGACACGGTCGAATGGATCCTGCCGCAGTTGATAAAGACGTTCATGGCGACTGATCGGGCGGTAGTGTTTGAGCCATCCAAGGCTGCGGACGTTGAGCCCAGCGAGCAGGCCACGGACGCGGTTAACTACGTGTTCCACAAGCAGAACAATGGATTCTTGATCCTGTACACCGCGCTCAAGGACATGCTGACGGTGCGTAACTGCGCTGTGATGTGGCGCAAAGAGACGCAGGAAGTTGTCAGCTCTACACCATTCAAGGGCGCCACGCCTGAGATGCTTGCCATGCTGACAGAACAGGGCGGCGAGATCGAACAGGCGAACCAAGCCGAGATGGTCGGGCCGGATGGAATGCCTGTGATGGTGTTCAACGGTCGGCTAAAGAAAACCGAAGAGAAAACGATCATCAAGGTTGATGCGTTTTCCCCCGAGGATTTGCTGATTGACCGTGAGTGGACAAGCCCGCTGTTGTCCGATTGCCCTTACGTCTGCCGCATGATGCGCGTCACGCTATCTGACGTGAAGATGATGGGGCTTGACTGCACGGCAGACGAGTTGCGCAGCTCGGATGGCATGGCGTTCAGCGCCGATGCGCAGTTTCGGTTGTCGAAAGTCACTCAGGCGGGAGTGTCTACGGCATCATCGTTCGATGATCGCAATGAGAATGACGATTCGATGGCTGAGGGCTGGATCAGGATTGAATATGTCCTGATCGACGCGGATGGTGACAACATCGCAGAGCGGCACTGCATCTACCGGCTGCAAGACAAGATTCTGAGCGACGAGATCGTCTCGCATGTTCCGATTGCCACGTGTAGCCCGACGCTCAACACCCATCGGTGGGACGGCATGTCGATTGCTGATGCAGTGGGCGATCTGCAGAAGATGCACACCGAGCTGCTGCGCCAGACTTTCAACAGCAGCTACCTGGCCAACAACCCGCGCACCAAGGTGCTGACGGACGCCAATTGGAGCCCGCTGGCCAACATTGACGACTTGCTTGATTCTCGCCCTGGTGGCGTGATCCGTGTACGTCAAATGGATGCGGTAACGGAGCAAATTACCCCGTTTGTCGCCGGTGCGACGATGCCGCTGCTGGAGTACATACAGACGATGCGGGAGAACCGCACGGGGGTAAGCCGCACAAGCCAGGGCATGAACCCGGACGCGCTGAACAACACTGCAACCGGCAGGCAAATTGATGTCTCCCAGTCTGCGCAGCGTATCGAGTTGATTGCGCGCATCGTTGCCGAGGTTCTGCTGAAGCCTATTTTCGCGGGCATTCTGAAGGAATTGACCGACGGCACGATGGAAAAGCTGGCGTTCAGGTTGCGGGACAAGTTCGTCGAATACGACCCGAACGAATGGCGCGATCAGTACGACATGACGATCAATGTCGGGCTTGGCACTGGCGACAAGCAAGCGCAGGCCGGGCAGTTGCAGATGATCATGCAAAACCAGATGGCGCTGATGGGAATGGGGCTGGCGACACCGGACCACATCTATCACACGCAGGCCAAGATCATCGAAAATGCTGGCTATAAGGACGTGCAGAACTTCCTGAACAAGCCAGACCCGAACAAGCCATTCCAGCCCGGCCCGCCGCCTGAGTTGCAACTGAAGCAGATGGAATTGCAGGCTGACGCGCAGAAGTTCCAAGCCCAGACACAGCAAGAGCAGATGAAGTTCCAGGCTGAAATGCAGGCGCAGATGCAGCTTGAACAACTGAAGGCTCAGGCCAAGTTGCAAGAGGTGCAGGCGAACCTTGAACTGCAAGCCGCAAATGACCGGCGTGACTCAGAGCGCGAGGTTCTGAAGGCTCAACTTGATGCACAGGCCGCAGTGGAGCGGCTTAACTTCGACCGCTGGAAAGCGTCCGGGGATTGGGAGGCTGCCGAGCGTCTGGAGCTATTGAAGCAACAGCAACCTGAGATCGTTGCGGATGAGGTTGCCGAACAATCCGATCCGATGGCGCAGCTAGTCCAGATGCACGGTGAACTCATGGCGCACCTGGCCAAGCCAAAGATGATTATTCGCGGTCCTGACGGACGAGCCCAAGGAGTCCAGTAATGACGACTAGAACACTGCGCAACGGCGACAGCAGAGACCTGCCCATCGAACCCGGGCAATCTATGGCCGTGGTGGCAGTGTCAGGAACCTACAGCGCCTCCGTCATTGCGGGCCTTGCCGCGCCATCGACCATCGCAACTAACGCAACTGGCGGCACGTATGGACCATATGCGACAGGTGCTGTGATCCGCTTGCAATCAAGTGCGGCGAGTGAGATTGATTTCGACGTTGACGTAACGCCAGCGATTGTTTCAGATACGCATGTACTTGCCCAAACAGACGCAGCCACTGGGGGGGTTAGTTTGGTGGCGGGTGGTTCGGTATTTGGCGCACGGGCAGCAAACACGATAGCTTTTTATGGGGATTCGCTGACAGAGCAGGCTGCGAATTACCTCACGCCTCCAACGACCAACCAAGCTCAGACCTCTGGTGCGGCATTCTGGATTAAAGGTACGGAACTGCTATGCCCGTCTGGCGCCGGGACACTCGCGTATAACTCGACCACGCTCACGTTAACGTGGGCTGCAAACGGGGAATCAGCGGGTGCAGCAACTGACGCAAGCAAGTCAGGCATGATTTACGTGCCGTCCAGCGTAGCTAATCACGGAATTTACTTAAACTGGTTCGGCGGCTCACGCACGTACACAACCTTTAGCTTGGCGGTGACTGCTAAAACCGCCGCGTTCAATTTGCTGGATTACAGAGTGACGGGTTTTCCGACTTTGGCCATGGCTTTCGCAAAACAGCAACTGAAACTTGCGTATTTTCAAGACGTTCAAAATGGTAACGAAGCAATTTACGGCTTGGGCGGTGCAAATTCTACGGACTTTTTAGCCGCATCTTGGCAGTGGTCCACTATCCAATCCGAAATTGCGGTGTTATGTATCGGTCAAAACGATGCTCCGGCTGCAGTAACTGCTACGCAAACAATCGCAAACATCAAGGCTATTTTGCCACTAATCAATGCAGCAAAAGTTGTCATCTGCACACTGCCCCCCCGAGATTCTGATACCGGTGCGCAGGGTAAGGCCAAACAGCGGATAAACAATTGGATTTACGAGCTGTGTGCCAGCAGTCCGCGCTTGGTGTTTTTTGATCTGTTTAGCTATCTTGCAAACCCCGCGACAGGTACATATCTTGCTGAAAACACCTCTGATAACGTGCATTTGTCCGGGGCAGGAGCCGTTTCCGTTGGCAAGCCTATGGGGGTAAAGATGCTGGAGCTTGTTGGGGGGTCAGGTCGGAAAGTGCAGCGGCGCGGGTTTTTTGCGATGTACGACGCCACAGACAACATCTACGGTTCCAGTTTAGCGACCGCAGGCATGGATACATTTGAGGGGTCAGGTGGCACCGCAATATCTGGCATATCTGGCACGATACCAGCAGGCTGGAAAGTAACACGAACCACTGGGGCAAACATTGCCGCTGTTGGATCGAACGCGGCGTACACAGACAAGCCCGGTAGTGACTACAGATGGACAATTTCCGGTGCAACAACAACGGAAGTCTTGACTTTACAACCAGTCGCTACATTTTCAAACGGACTTGCTGTAGGAACGGTTGTCGAATGCTACCTTTCACTAAACGTAGTTTCCAGCACAGCCCTTGAGGAAATATCTGTCCAACTGTATGACAACGGTAGCGGAACAGCGGTTCGCGGCTTTTATCTTGCCTCGTCGAAAATCAAAGACTTCACTGGGCCGTTGGTGATTCGAACGCCTGACTGGACGCTGCCAACAGGATTCACAAATCTGACCGCGCTAATCAAGGTTGGAACGGGTAATGCTGGAGCCGCTGTGATCGCGTTTGAGGACTTCCGGGTCGGGCCTAAGCAGCCTGTCTAAAGATCATCCCCTCTGCACGAAGCTAACAACCCATGCTCGCCTCCACCCCCCTAGCCTCCAGCCCGGTAGCAGCAGATGCTGAGGGTGACGGTGACGGCGGGACAAGCAAGCCCAAGAAGGTTTACATCCGGCGTAGAGGCAACATCTTGCTGTTCGACACAGCAGAGCAGGCTGATGCGTACATAGAGGCCGAAGAACAGGCGCAGGCGGCGATAGACGAGGCCAAATCCAGGGGCGCAAAGAAGCGCATCGCAGCTCGTGTTCTGAAGGATGTAGACAAGCCAGAGGAAGTCATCAGCATCGGGGCACTTGAGCGTGTGATTGACGCGCAACAACTGCCGTTTGACATGGTGGCCCTGCTAAGACAGCAGGACTATCAACGCATCGCACAGATACAGCGCGAAATTGAGCAGATGCTTGATGAAGAGGAAGAACTTTTACTTTTACTCGCATGAATCAACGACAAGAATTACAACGCGGCATTGACGCAACGGCTGTACTTGAGAATGCGGCCTATCAGGAAGCCATGACGCTGCTAAAAGCCAGCGTTGTGGAGCAGTGGAAGAGTTGCTCCATCGCGGATCGTGAGAAGCAAGTTCTTTTCCTGCAAATGGCTCGACTGGCAGACACGTTTGAGGGCTTGTTAGCTGGATTGGTGGAACGTGGAAAGCTCGCCAAAAAGAAGATCGAGATTGATGACGCGCGAGACGAAGGCCCGGCAAGGCGATTCTTCAGGCGCGTAGCGTAACCCGGTTAGCACCAACCACATAGCCCCTTCATTGGGGCTTTTTTACGTCTGTACGGTGCCAAGGTACGGGCAAATCTAGGAAAAATCCCAATGGACGGACACGCTGAATCAGCACCCGCAGCCGAAGGACTCGCAGACCTTGCCAATTTCTTGTCGGACACCCCGGAAACGGACCCGATTGACGAGGAAGAAGCACAAACCGCAGACGACACACCCGCAGAAGAAGCGGACACGGAGTCCGATGCAAGCGATCAGCCGGAAGAATCAGAGGGCGATGAGCCCGAAGAGGAAAAGGCCGAAGAAGTTCCGACAACTGATCAGAAAATCAAGGTTCCTGTCCTTGATGAGCACGGCAAACCGACAGGAGAGACGGAGGAAGTTGCTGCTGAAGAGCTCGTAAAGAGCTACACAAGGCAGGCTGACTACACCCGCAAAATGCAGGCGCTATCGGCGCGAGAGCATGAGGCGGTCAACTTCTTCGTCGGCAAACACGACGAGATCACCAAGCAATATGCCGAGAAGACGGAGCTTGTCCTATCGGCAGCCTCGCGCATTCTAGGGCTTAGATCGTCGGCTGAAATGGCTCAGCTAGCGCGCGACGACCCAGACGCGTGGGTGGCTGAGAGCCAACGCCAAACGCAGATCAATGAGTTTATCGGAAGCCTTGATAACGAGATCAAGAGCGAGAGGACTCAAGCGCAAAAGCGATCCGAAGAAATGCGGGCGGCGCAAATGGAGCAGGTAAAGCGGAACTCTTGGGCTGAACTCGAAAAGGCCAAGATCGACGAACCCAAGCTCCGAAACATCTACACCACTGTGATGAAGACCTACGGCTACAAGCCGGAGGAAATGAGCGGAATCAATGATTACCGGCTCGTCCTGGCGCTTCAAGACGCGGTGGCATACCGTGCCCTCAAAGACAAAGCTCCAGAGGTCACAAAGAAGGCGCAAAACGCGCCACGCCTGCCCAACAAGCAGGCAAGTGCAGCACAAGAGCGCCAGCGCAAGGAGCTCGACAACCGCTTCAAGAGCGGTCGGGCAAAGCTGGCTGATCTGGCTGCATTCCTTCGATAAATTCACACATAGGAGTCTTAAATGACTGTCCCAACTAACCTCTACCAGAAGGCATCACTCAAGGGCAACCGCGAAGACCTGCTGGAAAAAATCTTCAACACCAGCCCGGCTGAAACGCCGATCACCTCTGCTATGGGTCGCGTCACTGCGGTGACTGATTTCCACGAGTGGCAGACCGACTCGCTTGCCGCTGCATCCGCTGCGAACAAGATGATCGACGGTGACGACGTGACGCTTGATGCACAAGTTGCTACCGTGCGCATCGGCAACCACTTGCAAATCTTTAACGGTACGGTCGGCGTTTCTCGCCGCGCCAATATCGTCAAGAAGGCTGGCCGGGGCATGGAAATGCCTTACCTCAAAGGCAAGAAAATGCTTGAGCTGAAGCGCAACATCGAAGCGATGGTGTTGTCTCCTACTCAGGTGGCCATTGCCGCTACTACCTCTGTTGCTGGCCAGTCCGGTGGCCTGGGTGTGCAGTGTGTGTCCAACCCGTTGCACAACGGTGCAGGCGCGACTGCTGCTTGGACATCCGGCGCACCTACGGCGGCGATCACTGCGGGTACGAACCGAACCTTCACCAAGGCGCTGCTGGATACCGCTTGCCAGAACATCTACACCACATCGGGCCAGTTCGCCGAAATGCTGGTTGTGTCTCCCGCCCACAAGGTGCTGTTCTCTGCCTCCTTCTCTGGCATTGCGCAGAACCGCTTGGAGGTGAAGAAGGGTTCACAACAAGGCGCTGTGGTGGCTGGTGCTGACGTGTACATGAGTGACTTTGGATCACTGTCCGTTGTCCCTCATTACCTGATGTCCGGCGGCGATACGGCCTATGTGCTGAACACCGACTATCTGGACATGGCTTTCTTGGATGGCTTCAAAACCACCGATCTGGCCAAGACTGGCGACAGCGACAAGGTGCTGATCACGGCTGATTGCTGCTTGAGCGTTCGCGCTCCGACAGCGCAGGCAAAGATCACCAACCTAACTCCCTAATGGGGTTTGAGTAGCCCTCAATAAGCCGACCGGGTGAAAGGCCCGGATTCATTTGCGAACCGCTTCACGGCGGTTTTTTTACGTCTGGACAAATCATGGCACTACAAATCTTCGCAACGGGTGTGAACATCACAACCAGTGGCACATCTGCGGGGGCAACTATCCCGCTCTCGTCCGCAGGTAAGGTGCCGAGCTATGTTCGAATTTCCGCAACCGTGTCCGCGTGCGTTCGCATCGGCACAGGCGCACAGACGGCAGTCGCTACCGACTTGCTTGTACAGCCATCCGAGGCGGTTGTACTAGCTACATGCGGCTGTACGCATATCGCTGCCATTCAGCAGGCGGCGGCGGGCGTGGTTCAGGTTTCCCCGGTCGAGGACATCTAACGATGGAACTCGAATCTAGCGTAACGATTGACGAAGGCGTCAATGCTTACGGCATTCGTAAGCAGATCATCCTCGAAGGCGATCAGGCAGTCGAGAAATTGACCTATGACGCTGAGCCGCTGATTGAAGAGGCACACGCGCGGCGCGTCTTCACATCTGGCGACAGGTGGGGCGATGGGCATCACGTTGGATTCATTCCAATGGCTGAACTGACGCGCATCAATGACACCTACAAGTCGTCGGAAGAGCGCAAGCATCAGATTCTGCTCTGGCTCAAGGCTAATCCCAAGCTGGTGACGTTCGACAGGTTCCTGCGATGACTTACACAACGCTCAAGACGGCGATCGCTGAGAACACACATCGCACCGATTTAACGACGAAGATTCCCGACTTCATTGCGCTGGCTGAATCGTTCCTTTTTCGCGAACTCAATATCCGCGATCTTGAAACCTCGACAACAGGCACAACGACGGGTGGGCTGATTACGCTTCCTGCGGATTTCGCCTACCTGGTCAAGGTCACCACGACTTACGGCGGCAGGGAATACACGCTTGACTATGGCGGCGACCCAAGAGCCGAGACGGCAACGAGCGGCTTGCCGTATGGATATGTCATGGAGTCTGGCGGGCTGCGCCTATATCCAGAGGCCGGTACGGGATACGCCTACAAAATTTACTACGGGGCCAATGTAGCCCCATTGTCTGGCAGTGTCGCCACGAA